GGCAAAGGTCTGATTGAAAAGCGTGGAGATGCCTAAGCCTCTCATCTGCTGCTCAATCTCGGTGATGAATGCTTGCTGGGCTGCGAAGGCCTGGCTTGCAGGCTCGACATACTTGCAATCCGAATCTGGCCCCATGACAAGAGCAGAGTTGGCACTCAGGGCGATGCTGTCGTCAGTGTCGTCCCAACCTTTGAGGACAAGGATTGGCATCGCTGCGACGTGAAGGCTGAACTGTTGGTCCGCCTGGCGCTGACTGTGCAGGATGTTCAAATTGGCAATGGGTAGCAGCGGCGGCTTGCTCATCAGCTCGCTCACCTTGTTGCTGTAAGTCACCGCCAAAGGGATGACAGGCAGGCTGGTCTCGCCACTTTGATGCTGATACCAACCGCCCTCACCTTTACGCCAAATTGACCACGAACCCTGTTCCAAGATTCGGATCTGCCTCACCGTAGTTTCGCCAAATAGGCCTAGCGGCTCGGTGACATATTCATTAATTCTGATTTGGTTGATCGGTGCCAAGGGCGAGTCAGCTTCCTTGCGAAAGCCCAGGATTTGATCAGCCCTGACTTCAAGCAAATAAGGACGCAGCCCTAGCTGACGCTCAACCTGCAGATTCGGTGCCGGCTCGGTAGACGGGTAGTCGACCAAGATCGCGCTATGCCCCAGGAGCAAGCTATTGAGGACAACACGACGGGCAAACGCGTCAAGATCAGTGCCGTAGCCATCAACGTCTTTAACCCAATCTGTCCAATACTCATCAATCTCACCGCCCTCTTCTCGCGGTTGCAGTTGAATGGGCTTGCGCATGATTAGCCCGGCTGCCTGCTCAGCGATGCGCGTCAAAAACGGCGACAGGACGGCATGACTTACGCGGCGTTTCCAGGCCGCATCGTCCTCCTTTGGTTCTTGCGGCAGGAGTGTTGCAGCGTTCTCCCTAAAAGCCTGAGTACCGCCCATGCAGACAAGCATTGGCTGCCAGCTTTCTGACATTTCTAGATAGGCGCCGCTCAGCCAGCTGGGGTCATTCCCTGCCTTGGTGTCGTCATTAGGCAAGTCATCCGGTGGACCGCTGCCGGGAGAAAAGACGCCTGACGGATATGGGCGGGAGGTATCAGCCAAGGCGCTCAGAATCCTTCATTAACCTGATTCTAAGTTGCCTTCTCAAAGTGACTGATCGCTACGCGCTGGCCAAAGAGTTTGAGCTGAGGAAATTTGAAATGCAGGTGATGAAGATGACCGACTTGTATCAAGTGCAAGAGATCGCCATCAGGCTGTTCAGCCAGACGATTGCGCAACGGCGGGTGTATGAGCAGCTATTGCGCGACACCAACCAACTGCCGCCTGCGGGCTAATACGCAAGCCCATCCAAGGCCCCGGCCAGTTCAGCCATACAGATGCGCAATGGCAGCCTGATCCACCTTCGTGAACCAAGGCATGTTGTCGGGTGCGCCGTAGCTCATGATCGTGTCCTTCCTGCTGTGGTCGTCTGGGTGGCCCAGGCCCAGGGCGTGACCTATCTCGTGAACGACGGTGGAGTTAATAGCGGCGTCACCACGGCCGTTGGTTGAAACGACAATCGAGTTCCATTTGGTGCCGTCGTCTGAACTCCGGTAATAGTTCATCCCTGTGTGGCGGCCATTGATACGGCTACCGACAAAATCGCAGACGACATCTGCCTTTTCAGGATTGCCGACGTAGCGGGTGTCAATGTCCAGCTCACGGTCAATGCGACGGAAGGCATCGGCAAACATGCCTTTACGTGGCCCATTCCAGGTGATCACGCCGTCGTCATATAGATCAGTGCCCCAGCCGGAATGGTCTTGCACCAGCTCCATAAATGCCATTGGAGTGTTCTGCTCTTGCCGGCGCCTTTCTCGACGAATGCGTGCCCTGCGACGACGAATGCGCTGGCGACGATTCATGGCAGTTCATGCGTTGGCGTAATGCTAATTCCTGCGTACCTGTCATTACTGCAGGTACTCAAGCCTGCTTAGGCGGAATGCTTGAGGCTAGGGAAATGCCTGCCCTGACGGCGGTTTGTGCGCTTGCTGCCTGCTCTAGGGCGACCCTTGTCTTTGGACCGCTGGACGGCTTTCTGGACGGCTTCAAGCCTGCCGGGTGAATCCTGCACCCCGGACCACATCAAAATCGACGACCAATCCATAGTTGCGTCATTGCGCCTGCTTAGGGACATTGTGACTGGGAGAGAAGACACCCCCAAGCCAAGCCGCCTGCCGTCCCCACGGGCGGCTCTTTTTTATGCCAACAACAAAGCCCCCGGGCGTCCCCGGAGGCTCTGAGGGCCGATTAGGCCAATCGGTTGAGTTGCAATCCACCTGTAACCGCCAACGGTGTTACAGATCTCATGCTGTGCTCAGCATACCTACAACAAAGCCGCCCGTGAAGGCGGCTCTGCGTTTGAAGCTCATCAGCCCGCCCAATTAACAAGCCAAAGACTTGGGGCAGTACGACTATTCAAGGGCTGCCCGACTTTCGGCAGTACAGCACGCCTCAATGCACTCACCATACCTGTGCCATGCGTGACTTGCCGCTGCCCGTCTTCCACTGGCGAATAGCAGCCAGGCGATAAATGGCGTAGCCCATTGCGTCGCCGGCATGAGAAAGGTCATCCATGCCGACACCGCCTTTTTCAGGCCGTCCCTTCTCGTCGTAGGCGTGCTGCTCAAAAGTCCTTATCAAGTGTTTGCAGCCATTGCCCACCTTGATCTTGCGTTGCTCCAGTAACGCATTCACCGCATTGACTCGATCCTGAATAATCGGATTGCTCCGCTGGGCCTCGACCCTGTGGCCAGCTTTCTTCAAAATGCCAATGTCTGATTCCTGAGCGGCTGCTGTTGCCCGTTGCTTCGACGCTGCATCAGGAATCAACACCAGCTGACCGGTACGGAAGTGGTGGGGATACAGCTCCTTTAAGCCTTGGGCAATCTGCTGCGTGTCGCGGTAGACCTTCTCAGCAAAAAAGTGAAACTCATCCCCACGGCGGACAAGGTGCTGTGTCACGCAGTTGCCCACGTTCAGATCAATTCCCGCGTAGACGGTGTCCCGTTCATCCGGTTGGGTGTCGCAGTAATTGAGGCTGCGGTCAAACTCTGGGTACAAGCTGCAGCTGGCCAGGTTGACGAAATGGCCTTCTAAGTACGCCTGGATCAACTGGCTTGGGTAGTTGCGCTCCAGGCTCGGGATGAAGTCAGCCGGCAAGTGAGGGTTGTCCTGAGTTCGGACGCGGATTAGTCGCTTGTCCGGGCCATCGTTCTCCACAAAGGTGCGATAGGCCCAGCGGAAACCTTCAGGCGTGGATGCAACAGCTAGTTGATTCAGCTCCCCTGTCCGCATACGTGCGAGAAGCATCTCGCCGGCCTTCTGTGCCGTATCGACGGGCGAAGTATCACATTCATCCCAGACGGCCGCCGCGATATTTTGCCCTCGAATCCGCTGGTAGTTCTCAGCTGATTGGCAGTAGATGGTCACCGGCCCTGTGGGCAGGTTGATCGAGTATTCCGGCTGCGGGCTTGCGCGGTAGGTGTAATCGATCTCCCACTGCTCTAGTGCCATGTCGATGGCAGGCACTAGGACGGTGCGGATCATGGGGAACGTTGGCTCACACGCCATCAGTGTTCCGCCTGGATTGCGCAGGCCAAGAAAGATCAGCTTGGCGGCTAGGGCGAAGGATTTGCCGCTGCCAAAGCCACCGATGTAGCTGAGGATGCGGTGCTCCTCATCATCGAGGAACGCACGCTGAGCAGGGAGGCAATCGGCCAGGATCCGCTCTCGAAGCGCATCAGCAGCACCGGGCTCAGGTGGCTTAACGATGGTCTGCGGTTTCTGCAGGAGGGTGCCGCCAGGGCAAGCGCTAAGCAAGCTCATTTACTCGCTCTAACTGGATTTGGAAAAGCTTTGCATATTCCAGAACAGGGACTATCTGACCCGCTTTCAGCTTCTCCTCAACAAATTGGGCAAACCATAAAGCGTCTTTTTGAAGTTGCTTCAATTTGTTGTCTGTTGGATGACCATAAATCTTGTAGTGAAGCCAATTAGGCATGTACGTCCCATCCTCTAACCAATGGCCAACCGACCATAAATCACGAAAAAACTCTGATTGCATTTGCTTTAAGGCTGCCTTAGTAAGCGTTTCCCCTTCGTAAGTAAAACCCGCAAACTTATCTAAGAGTGCTTCGTAGCCATCGAGCTGGCTTGCGTC